CTGCTTTGGTTTCTGTTCCAGCAGAATTTTGTACAACAACATTTGCATCTGCTTGCAGGGTTAGTCCGCCAGTACCAGCATCCACTATTCTACTTGCAGACCCATCATGGTAAATCTGTAGGTCAGATCCAGCACCAAACACAGCTTTATCATTGTCACCAAAGTTAATATCAGCAGAGGTAGTCATACCGTCTGTGGTAATAACACCTGTGACATCTATGCCTGTGTTTGTAGTTTCAAATCGAGCAGTACCGTTATAGAACAAACGCGCATAAGTATTTTCTGTAAACACTGCCATGTTTGTTCCACTAGCCGTCTGCAACCTAAGGTCATCAGATGCTTGGATAATAAGGTCGCCAGTGCCAGCATCTTTGATATAGCTATTAGACCCATCATGGTAAATCTGTAGGTCAGAGCCAGCACCGAAGATAGCCTTGTCACTATCGGCAAACAAAATGTCATTGCCATTAGACGCAAGATTACCACCTAGCTGTGGCGTAGTGTCTTCTACTACGTTCTGCAATGCAGAGTCAGCAGTAGAGCCTTGTGCGGCTGTAGCGTAATCAGAAGAGTCGAACGCTTTAACCTGTGCAAGGTTAGTAACCTCTGAGTCCATCAATGCACCAGCGGCTGTGACGTTAGCTGTATCTGTTACGTCTGCTGAAGCTTCAATACCGTCCAACTTAGTGTGGTCAGCATCGGTAAATACATTGGAGTCCGTAGCGGCTTCTACTGCGGCTCTAATCTCAGCATCTGTCTGATCTGCTGTAGCACTAGCCTCAATGCCATCTAGCTTTGTGTGGTCTGCGTCAGTAAAAACATTAGAGTCGGTAGCTGATTCAACCAGCGTACGAATCTCTGCGGCTGTTTGGTCAGCAGTAGCACCTGCTTCTATGCCATCTAACTTAGCACCGTCTGTAGCAACATCACGGCCATCAATAGTTCCGTCTGTAGTTAGGTTGCCAGAGATAGTAGGAGTGGTAAGCGTCTTGTTAGTAAGTGTTTGTGTGCCTGTTAAGGTTGTAACAGTAGAGTCAATATCAAAGGTAACGGAATTACCTGAGCCAGACGTGTCAATACCAGTACCGCCTGTAAGTGTTAGCGCCTCAGAATCTAAATCAATGCTTAACGCACCGCCTGAGTCTGCTTGAAAGTCTAGGTCTTGTGCAGTGACTTGTGAATCAACGTACGCTTTTACGGACTGCTGTGTGGGAACCAGAGTTGCACTATCAGACGCCATGTTGTCTTCATCGACAAAGGCAGTAACACCAATGGTTCCGTCAGAAATAGTTTCAAAGGTCAGGGTTCCGGTAAACGTAGGTCCTGCTGTGTCAGCTTTGGTTGCAATAGCTGTAGAGATTGCATCAAACTCGGTTTCAAATTCAGCGCCACGGATAATCTTTCCTGAGTCGCCTGTAGGTAACGAGTCTTTAGCTTCAAAGTCTGTTGTCTTAGAATAGTTCGACATTGGAAAGTCCTATTGCAGAGAAGAAAAAGGAGGTAGGAAAAGGGGCCATTGCTGACCCCCTAGTGGACTTACTCGTCGCAAACTGCGAGGATGAAGCCTGCTTCTGGACGGTATACTTCTACGCCGTACAGAGTGTCCGAAGTGAACAGTGTTGACAGGTATTCCTGCTTGTACTGTGTTTGTGACCGGACAGCCATTTGCTCTGCCATAACAAGAGCTTCAGCGTGGAAGAACAAGCAGCCACGAGTGTCAGCAGTAGAAGCACTGTTTTGACCTGATGCTTCCATTACTGGAGCGTTGCTTGAAACGTAGATGTCTACGCCGTAGAGGTTACCGATAAGGCCAGACTCTACACCACGTCCGCCAACGAAGTCAGAAGACACGTAACGCTCAATGCCCATCAAAGACTTACGTACTGCGGGTGGGACTACGAGACAACGACCTTCCATAGGTACATCAGCGTCGTCCATCAGCTTAATAGCTTCACGGAAACCAAGGTCAGTAAAGTTGTCACCTGAAGTTACAGTGTCAGCAGCATAAGCAGAAAGGCCAGTAGCGGCGTTAAAGTAGTAGCTGTTGCTGTTAACCCAGTTAGCACCAGTATTAGCTGGAGTTTGAGTACGAGTACCATCACCAAAGCCAGTAGCAGCATTGATAAGATCAGTGTCTACCTTAAGAGCAAGCTGGTAGCCAGCGTCTTCTGTGTAGAACTGACGGAGGCTGTTAAGCGCCTGTACTTCTACAATGTCTTCGATAAGACGTGAGTACTCGAAGTGACGATCAACAGTAACAGTCAACTCTGACTCAAGGTTTGCTTGGATTGTTACCGCAGTTGATTCCGCTTTAGCAGAAGCTGAACCACGAGTAGGCTTAGGGATGTGGATTACATCGCCCTTCTTGCCAGACATTTGGATGCGCTTGACAAGTGGAGCCATCTTGAGGTTCTTTTGGTATGCAGCAATGATCTCGTCACTCCAAATTTCTGGAATGAAAGTACCTGCTGCTGTTTTGTCTACCACAGCATTTGCTGTGAAGTAAGTTCCGGAAGTTTCGCCAGCCATGATTAATCTCCTTTAGATTATTTGACCCGACCCTCCGCATAAGCTGTCAATATCTCATTTGACAATGCTTGATAACGCTCAGGGTCTGTTTTCATTAGTTTAATAATGTCGGACCTGCGATATACTTTCTTACGTGAACCCTCTCCAGTGCCTCGTGCGTTACCTGTATTAGCTGCCTTAAGTGTCTGCTTACGTGCCTGTTTTTCAACTTGGGCAGTTTGCTGTGCAACTACTTTACGTTCTTTCCAGAGTGTAAATAGTTCATCAGCAGAGTCAGCGTCGTACTGTTGGTCAGCCGCTACAAACAACTGAGTCCTGATCTTAGATGCCTTGATCCATTCTGCAAACTTAGGATCACTAAGGATCGTCTGCATGTCTGGATGTTTAGCTTGAAGCGTTGCAAGTGACGACTGTTTTTTGTACTGCTCAGTGTACTGCTCTGCTTCTCTAATCTTAGGATGATTCTCAATAGCACGGTTGACGGCTGCTTGAGGATCTGTAAAATAGTCAATATCATCTTCAGGCTCAACGTGTTGCTGTTGAGGTGCTGCTGGTGTTTGAGTAGCAATGTAATCATCCACCACTTTACGAAGTTCACCCACCTCAGAAGATTGACGACCTAAAAGCTTTTCGGCTTCTTGGTGCATCTGTACAACTTCTTCTAAAGACTTACCTTGATATTTATTTGGTAAGTTTGATTCTTCGGGCTGAGGTTGCTCAACTGCTGGTTCTTGTTGAATCTCGTTAACTTCGTTTTGTTCGATTTGATCAGCGTTACCTTCTTCAGGGGCTTGATCTATAATCGTTGCTCTAGACATGATTAAACTCCGTGATCGTTATCATTATGGAGATGTTATTGTTTACCTGCTTTTTCGTGTTCTTTAACCCACTTCATGTGCTGACCGGGAAAATCTCCAGAAGCACCATCAAGGTGAAAGGACGGGGCAGATACCATACGAGTAGCGATAGCGCCACAACCGCACCTACTGGTTGTAACGCCAGACTCTACCATTTCTTCAAAGATGTGTCCGTTAGTACAACGGAAGTCATATATCTTATACATCTACGGGTTCTTCAGCCTCTGCCTCTGCTTGATCACGAGCAGCTTCAATAGTACCTTGTAGATTAATAACAGTTGCAAAAGCAGCTACTTGACCTTTACGATAATATAAATCTTCTTGGTCTTTTACTGTTTGAATATCTGCTAATTGTGTTGCGTTGTTGGAAAGTTCGCTAACGAGTTGTTTGAAACCTTCATGATTAAACAATTCATTGTAATTGTTAAAGTATGTTTCAAGCTCGGGTGTCATAGTTTCCTCTAAAGTTTACTGTATAGTTATATTATACCATACATTTTGTTGAATGTCAAGACTTTTTTGTAGACTTTCTTCTACGCCCTGACGCTGTTACTGCGTGTTTAATTTTAGCTGGTCCTGTTTTACGTTTAGCAGAAGACTTTTTTTCTGCTGCAGTCATCTTAGCTGCAACCGCTTTAGGCCTACAAGAAGGGTAAGGACGTTTACTCTTAGTAGCTGACTTGCGTCCACAAGGCTTACCCGTTTTAACGTCCACCCAATCTTCTTTAAACCATTTAGTAAGACCGCCTTTGGTTTTACTCATAGGTTCCACCACGTTTTTTATACTCTTTAGTCAACCAACCTGAAGCATACGCACTAGGCCAAACCTTGTATTTCTTTTTAGCTTCTGCTTTGACTCGTGAGTAAAGAGCTTTATTTTTAGGTTTAGGACTACTTTTTGCCTTTGCCATAACTAACCTTTTTACCTGTCTTTTTAGCGGCTGCTTTAGCTTTTTTCTTACCTGCTGTAGTGTATGCGTACTTTTTACCGTTTACCATTGGCATAGTGTTCTCCTCACCATTTTGATTTGTTTGCCCAGTAAGCTGCAGACATTTTGCCTTTAGCTATGTTCTTTGCGTGACGTGCTTTAAAAGATTTACGTCGTGCTTTTTCTTTAGCAGTAGTAGGATTTTTACCTGCACCACTAACACCTTGTTGTCCATATCTAATAGTCTTGACTTTGTCGCCTTCTTTAGCAACAACTACATGAGACTTGGTTGGATGATTAGGCGTCCGCTTTGGTTTGTTGAACCCGCTTACCCCTGCCCGTGCTAGTCTTGGATCTTTCTTTGCTGGCATTAGATAATTCCTCCACCTTGGTTTCCAGTTGGCTCACTTGGTCCTCTAGGTGCTGCAGGCGTTGGAATGTTCCTTGGAAGTGGTTGTTGACTTGGTCTAGCAGGTGTTGCATTTCCTTTTGCGTTATTAGCATTAGTTTTACCTTGTAGTGTTTTTTCTTTGATGAGAGTATCAGCCACTTTCATACGGCGTTCAAACTCTTTATCTTCAGCGTCACCTTCTTTAAGGTTTCTAGTAATAGCATTTATCTTATCAATTTCTAGTTCTTGAGGTACTGCTTGAGCCTCCGCAGCTAACTTGGCAGCTCGTGCTTGTGATTCTTGCGCTTGAGCAGATAGTGCTGCTGTTTGGGATTGTTGGAACTGCATCTGTAATTGTTGTATTTGTTGTTGCATTTGTTGTGCTTGCGGATTAGGTTGCGAAGCTTGAGACAAGGCTGCAAGTAGTTCTTCACGGTTAGACAAGTTCATGTTGTCAACAACAGATTGAATAAGTGTGTTGTACAACGGCGAGTCTTTACCCATTGTCTGTAACAACTGCACAAGCTGAGTAACTTCGTACTCACGCGCAATAATACCCAGAGTGCTGCTTGCGTTAAACTTGTAGTCAGCAACAGGGTAATTTTCAGGATCAAACTGCATGTAACGGTGTGCGGCTTTCTTAACAAAAGGAATAAGGAAAGACTGCTGGAAGTTAATCAGTGTACGCTTATGGCGTTTAATAATAGCGCCAAGAGACATACTAATGCCAGCGGCAGTACTCTCGCCATTAACTTGACCTGCAATTCCTGCTGAGTCCACTGCTCCTGTTGCTTGCTGTACCATTTGCTGCAATG